GTTTGAAACGATGTACAAGGAAATGACTGGGAAAACAAAGAAGGTTTACCCGGCTTCACCGGAACGCCTGTTCATTGCCTTCATGGCAAACATCGTGGTTCAACAAAGAATACTGATCAACGAAACAGCAAAGAAAAACGTCCCCAGGTACGCAAAAGGGGAATACCTGGACAGTCTGGGCGAACTTTTCAAGGATGTGGAGCGGTTGCCAGCGTCCCCGGCCATTGCCGTTTTTCGGTGCTACATATCCGAACCGCAGGAACAAAGCGTGATCATTAAGGCGGGGACCCGTATCAACTTTGACGGAAGTATCATCTTTGAAACGCAGGAAGATCTGGAAATCAAAGCGGGCGAAACATACGGGGACGTGAAGGCGGTCTGCCAAACCCCGGGCACCGTTGGCAATGACCTAGCGGTGGGCCAGGTCAAAGAGATTATGGACACTTACGACTATTTTTTGAAAGTGGAGAATATCACCAGAACGGCGGGCGGCGCAGACGCTGAAAGTGACACGGAGTTCTACCAGCGTATGCGGGAAAGCATGGAAAGTTTTTCGACCGCTGGCCCCATAAACGGATATATCTACCATGTAAAGACTGTTTCCCCTGCTATTGTGGACGTTACGGCCACAAGTCCAACCCCCGGCTGCGTAGATATTAGAATACTGCTGCAAGATGGCGTTATCCCCACGGAAGCAGTGCTGCAAGAGGTCCAGGAAGCCCTGACGGCCAGTGACGTGCGCCCGCTTACCGACTATGTGACGGTATCGAAGCCGGAAGAAATGCCATTTGACATTGACGTGACCTATTATATTCCCCGATACAGCCAAGCCAGCAGCAAGGTGATAGAGGGAGCCGCCAAAACGGCGGTGGACAGCTTTGTGACCTGGCAGACGGGGAAAATGGGGCGGGACATTAACCCGTCCCAGCTTGCCAGTATGCTGATGGCGGCGGGGGTAAAGCGTGTGGTGATCAGGAAGCCGGAATACACCGTAGTGCCGGAAACCTATGTGGCCCGCCTGGGCAGTAAAACGTTGCTAAACGGGGGGCTGGAAGATGAATGATATTTTTACCATGGACTATTCCACCTTGCTTCCGTCCGCCCTGACGCATGACCCTAAAATGGTGGCCCTGGCAAGGACGCTGGCGGCCCAGCTGCTGGACATAAGCGGCCATATCAATGACGTGCTGATCTATTCCAACTTTGACCACCTGCCGGAAGACCTGGTGGACATACTGGCCTATGATATGCACGTTGACTGGTACGAATACAGCTACCCCCTGACGGTGAAAAGAAACCTGGTCAGGGACAGCGTAAAAGTTCACAAGAAGATGGGCACCAAGTACGCCGTGGAAACGGCCCTGGGCGGCCTATGGCCCAAAAGCGAAGTGGAAGAATGGTATCAATACGGCGGGGAGCCGCACCACTTCCGGGTTGTCTGTGACGTAACAGAAAACCGTATCACGGCCAGCTGGCAACAGCTGGTCAATGCGGTAAAGATGTACAAGCGCCTGTCTTCCCACCTGGATTCTGTGGTTTATCAGGCCCGGGTGACGTGCATTATTCAAACCCATACGGACTATACCCGCTACACCTTGCCCATGACTGGAAAGCTGAAAGCCGGAACGCACCCGCACAGAAATACCATAGGGCGCACCGGTGGGGCTGTTGTCATTGTGGACACGGAAGCAGCGGGATATACATACACCAACCCCCTGGCGGGAACCATCCCCGAGCGGAACCGCCCGTTCCAGGGTCGTAAAATCTGTATTACGGCAAAAACCGCCGTGAAAGCCATGGAGTACACCAACACCCCGGCGGGCGTGGTGGAAGCGGGCACACAGCCCGGGAGGGCTAAAAGAAGCGGCGCTGCCGGGCTTGCGGTAGTTGTGGAGAGCGCAACAGATAGAAGCACTTACACCGTCCCCGTTGCGGGAACAGTGCCTGACCGGGCCACCCTGACCCAGAGCGGGGCGGGCGGCGTAACCGGCCAGGTAGAAGGGACGGCGTATCACTACACCGTGAAACGGTGCGGAAGTTCCCGGAAACTATGAGCAGAAAGGAGGAATAACCCATGCTGGAACCACAAGCGTTTGACGATCTGAACGCCTGGCTGAATGACATTATTGCCTATGCTGTGGTGACGATCAACGGCACCGCCGTGGAACACCCCATTTACAGGCGGGAAATGATGGCTGACGGCAGGGTGGCGGTTTATATCCAGATCACCCCGGAAGCGGACAGCAGCGTGACGGTCCAGAAGGTACAGCTGTACAACAAGGACCGGAAAGTGTGGGCAACGAAGACGGAGAGTATCCAGCTTACCAGTGCCCAGGAAGGCGTCCTGTACCGCTTCACCTTCAAATTTTTGGAACAGGAGGTGTAAACCATGTATCAAGAAAAAATCTGGTATGACCATGTGACGGAGTTTGAAAACCGTTACAGGGAGCAGACCAACAGTGACGGCACGATCACCCATATTCCGGTTGAAGGCGAAACTTTACAGGAAGGCACCCCGCAAAGCGCCGCAAACTTTTTCGACATGGAAAAGGGTATCAGCGGTGCCAGCGCCATTGCCAGCATTATGGTTCTGCGGGCTATCCACGCAACGCAGAAGCTGGACGATCTGGCGGGTGAAGTCATTGCCGTAACCCTGACGGATACCGAGAAGTACCCGTTCCAGAACAACCAGAAAACCATTGCCCTGGGCACGTCCAGGAACAATACCAACTACACGGTGGAACCGGAAATTGTGTCTGTCACTGGTGGCGGCCTGAAAGGCGTGGAGATCACGGACAAGCTGACAAATGGCTTCAAGGTTGCCTTCACCGGCAGCGCCAGCCAGGTGCAGCTGAAACTTCATGTGAAGGGAGGTTTTTACAGTGGCTAATGTGATCATTAAGTCAGAAGCAAGAAAACAGCATGAAACGGCTGTGCTGCGGGCCTACGGCGTTACTGGCCGGGGCACCCCGGAGCAGCGGGACGCTGCCGCCGTGATTGCAGCCAGAAGCCGTGAGGTGGCAAACATGAAGGAGGGAAAGAACCATGGCTAATATCAATGTGGTAAAGAAAACACCGGGAAAGTACCTGGCGTACCGTGTGAGTGGCACGGAAAAGATTGTCCTGGGTGACGATGATCTGACCATCAAGCTGTCCAGCCGGGAGCGGGACGAAGAAGTGACCCTGGACATTACCCTGGACAATGACCAGGGTCTTATGATGGGCACCGGCGGCAACGCCAAAAGCTATGTGGCGCAGGTGATCATTCCTGCCCGCCAGTATGAAGAACAGGAACAGGAAGGGGTCATTGGATACGATGAAGAGAACGGCCAGGTAAAAGGCACCGTGAAGGTGCGGGTCCCGCTGCCGTTTGATATTTCACGCTGCACCCTGGTTCTGTGGGGAATGGAGGAATAAGAGATATGTACAATTTCGATGATCTGACCCTGGCGGTTGCCAGTTTTGGCCCTAACAACAAAGTGATTATGGATGATCTGGGCCTTCCGTCCATCATGGTGGGCGTACCCAAGATGAAGTATTCTGATCTGATCACCGGCGGCACCCAGGAAGTCCTACCCTTCTGGATTGTGGACGGTGTGGAAAAGGATGTGATCTGGGTTTCTAAGTTCACAAACATCGTGAAGCATGACAGAGCGTATTCCCTGCCCATGGAAGACCCCCGGGCAAGTATCAATTTTGACACTGCCCTGGCCGCCTGCCGCAAGAAGGGCAACGGCTGGCACCTGAACCAGGCTGGCGTTTTTGCGGCCCTGAACCTGTGGAGCCAGAAAAACGGGACTGTGCCCCACGGAAACACCAACTGGGGCAAAAGCTACACCCACCCGCATGAAAGCGGAATCACCACATACAAGGACCCGGCGTATGACGATGGCCGGGGCGGTAGAACGGCAACGGGCAGCGGCCCCGTGACCTGGTATCACGATCACAGCCCGGCAGGCATTGCTGACCTGTGCGGCAACGTCTGGGAATGGGTTTCGGGTATGCGCCTGAAAGACGGTGAAATCCAGATTATTCCCTACGGCAACGCTATGAAGTCTACTTGCAGCATGGGGGCAGACAGCACCGAATGGAAGGCCATTAAGGTGGACGGCAGCCTGGTGGCACCGGGCACCGATGGCACCCTGAAAATTGACATGAAGACCGCTGGGGCCACCCCGCAGATCAGCACCACGTTGACCAACATTTCCAGCGGCGAACAGTGGCCGTCTGTTGCCTTCAAGGACCTGGGCAAAACGGAAGCCGTGGCAACCGTGCCACAGCTGCTGATTGCCCTGGGAATGTACCCGGAGAGCAGCGCAACCTACGGCGGAGACCGTTTTTATGCCCGCAATGACGGCGAACGCCTGCCGTTCCGGGGTTCGAGTTTCTACCACACTTCCTACGGCGGGCCGTCTGCCCTGGTCCTGCTCTACCCCCGTTCCTACGTCAACAACGGCGTGGGCTTCCGTTCCGCTTATGTGGAACTGTAAACTGTAAACCGGCAAACTGTGGGGGCCTGCGGCAGCAGGTCCCCCATAATTTTATGATAAAGAGGGCAAAGCAAAATAGATGGAGCGAAGCACGGCACAAAGTATATACGGCGGGGCCGCCACGGATGTGAAGGCCCCGCCGTGGGATATTACGCACCCCGGTGAATCAGCCCAGCTGGACGGTATAGGACAAAACGCAAAAGCAGAAGACTTCCGCATGAAAAACAAAGCCTATGAGATCATCCGATATGGAAATATAGCCTTGAAGGATTTTCCCAGATACGAACGGTACACACTGGCCGCCGACATACGGCAGTCAATGTATGCAATTCTGCGGCTGGTGATCATGCTGGAAAACAAGCACTACAAGAAAACCACACTGGGAGAACTGGACACAGAAGTGGACGTGCTGCGGCACCTGATCAGGCTGGCGGCTGACGCTGATATGTACCCAGGGAAGAAACCTTGCCTACCGTTCCGCAAGTACGAAAACTGGGCAAAGCTGATCAACCAGCTGGGCGGCATGATAGGAAACTATGAAAAATTTGTGAATAGCAGTAACTTACAAAAATCTGGTAAAAAGGGCGGATAACCACCCTTTTTATATACGGGAAAAGACCGTTTAACGTATGTTCGTGGTGCCGTTCCGGGGTTCGAGTTTCAACAACACTTCCAACGGCGGGCCGTCTGCCCTGAACCTGAACAACCCCCGTTCCAACGTCAACAACAACGTGGGCTTCCGTTCCGCTTAACCCCAGTATAGGCCAGAAGGTGTATGGCTTACGAGCCTACGCCCCGTGCTATTGGGTATAAGGGGTCTTTTTCCGTTCCGATGGCAGCAAGGTCCAAACTTGTGAGCCGGAGGAAAAATATTTAATTGCCGTGACAGCAGAGAGTAAGGCACACGCCTGAAAGCCAGGCCCGGGAAGCTGGCAATTTGCTACGTTCCGCCCCAGGAAAGCGTCCTAGGGCGGATTTGCACGGCACCTTTTATTATTTTTGGAGGTATAACCCCATGCACAGAATTAAGAATCTGTTCCCGGAGATTTACGATTTTGAAAACCTTTTTGCTGCCTATAAGGACGGCATAAAGCAGAAACGGGACAGACCGGACATTATGGCGTACACGTCCAACCTGGAAGAAAATCTAATCACATTACAGAATGAATTTATATGGAAAACCTACAAAGTGGGGCCGTATAGGTCTTTCTATGTGTACGAGCCAAAGCGCCGCCTGATCATGGCACTTTCGTTCCGGGACAGGGTGGCACAACACGCCATATATCGCAAGTTAAACCCGCTTCTGGATAAGCAATTCATATTTGACAGCTACGCCTGCCGAATAGGAAAGGGCACACACAAGGCGGTTGCCCGCCTGCAATACTGGTTCCGTCAAACGGACCGGAAGCCGCAGCCGTACTATTACCTGAAACTGGATATTTCAAAATACTTCTACCGCATAGACCATGAAATCCTTATGGACATATTGCGGAAAAAGATTGCAGACAAAGACCTGCTGGAAGTTCTGGAAGAAATAGTGAACTGCGAAGAAACCCGGTTCGGACTACCGATGGGCGCAGACATAGGGGACGTTGCGTTCAGTGATATGCTGGCGGAAGTGGGGCTTCCCATAGGGAACCTGACTTCACAAATGTTCGCAAACCTGTACCTTGACCAGCTGGACCGGTTCTGCAAGCACAAACTGGGGCTGCACTATTATATCCGTTACATGGATGATGTAATCATCCTGCACCACGACAAAAAGCACCTGGAACGGGTGAAAAATCAGATTGCGGAATTTCTTGACCAAGAACTTCACTTGCAACTGAACAAGAAAACCTGTATCCGGCCTACAAGCATGGGCGCAGAGTACGTGGGCTTCCGTATATGGTCAACCCATGTGAAACTGCGGAAGAAAACGGCCAGGAAGATGGTCAAGCGCCTGCGGTACGTTTTTGCGGCGTACCATGCGGGAGAGATTGACCGGGAATCTATGGAACGGACAGTGGCTTCATACCGAGGAATATTGCAGCACTTTAACAGCTACGGCATGAAGCAGAAACTAAATGAAATCTACAAACAGGAGGTACAAGGCCAATGCAGCAATTCTTAGAACTTTTTGGAGAAGTCAGGGTTGTGACTGTGGTCTGCGTCGTTGTGGCAGCTTCTTTTGTGGCTGGCGTGTTTATCAAATGCAAAAAAAGCGTTGAATGCTGGTTTCAAAAAAAGCAGGAGGGGAAAGCCAAAATTGACAAGATTATTTCCCAGGTGGAACAATACCCGGTATGGCGGCAACAGTCGATAGATATTCAGA